GGCCGCGCGCGTAGGCGTCATGCAACCGCTGTGCCGTTTCCGGACTTTCCAGCGCATCGACTACAGCCTGCTGCTGCTTGCCGAGCTTGTGACCTTTCGGCTCGATGTCGATGGTCGTGGTGTTGGGCGGGTAGTTGGTCGGATCGACGTAGGTGCGCTTCTCCGGATCGAAGTACGGGGTGTAGCCCTCCTTCGCCATCTGCTTGTCGATCTTGTTGCGCGCCTTGGCGAAGACATCTGCCTCGGGCGTGAGTTCCTTGCTTTCGAACATGACCGGGTTGCCGGCCTCATCGAAGATCGGCTCGCCGGTCTTGAAATGCGTCTTCTGTTTCATCGTCGGCGGCCCGGCCTCCGGGTAGGCCTCGGCATACTGTGCGAACTTGGCCTCCGGGTTGGTCGCCGCCTTTTCCGCTGCAGTGAGCTCGGCCCGCACCACCGGCGCCGCCGTCTTCGCTCGGCCAACACCGGAGCCGAGCGCGCCGGCAGGGACGCCGCCGACCAGGCCGGGAGCTCCCACTGCCCCTAACGCCATCTGCACGAGCGAGGAGGGGTTGTAGTCGTCGCCGGTCGCGACGTTCCATGCCTGCTGCCGCGCCTCGTCGGGAGACTGCGGGGCCAGATTGCCTCGCGAGGCCTCGATGGCAAGCTGGCCAGGGTATCTCGTTGGAGCTCGCGCACGCACGCGCGCCGCCTGCATGCTCCACGGATCGTATTCGGGGTCGCCCTCGATCATTCCCATGCGGCTCGGCTGGCCGGAGGAGAGGAGGTCCAGAAGCGCGACCATGTCTAGCTCGTCACCACGAGCTTGAACACGCGATCGGCGGCTTGCGGCACAGGATGATCCTTGGTGCCGGCGCGCAGCCGCACGTATTTGGCCATGCGCGCAAACTCCCCGCCGAGGGCAAACACGCCACCCGGCTTGACTGCCATCATGCGTTCAATGCCATCGGCCTGGTAACTGTCGAACCACTCGACGTTGTCGGTGGACAACTGAAACGTCAGGCCACCGCTGTAATTCCAATCGGCGGGCATGACCAGCGCCACCACCTCGCCGGTGGCCTTGCCGGCGGTACAGTCGACGGAATTCGAGAGCGCCTGGCCCGCGGGAATAGTGATGTCGAGGGTTTCAAAGTTTGCCATCAGTAGGTGACCCAGTCGCCGGGCTTGGTGGTGTCGTGCGCGACCTTGTAGCCGACCCTGTCCTCGGGCTGCGTGCGCTCGATCGTCGGGACGAACGGCCGCGACATGCAGGCGTAGCGCCATTCGTCGGCGGCGTGATCCTCGCTGTCGGTGATCAGGTCTTCCAAGCGGTCGGGATCGTGCTGCAAGAACGGGATGGTGCGGATCGAGTCGACGCACGTCGCGAAGGTAACGACCATCGCGCGCCCTTGCGCATCGCCCACCAGGCGAGCGCGCATCTGATCCCAGCCGCCCATCGCCCCCTTGCGGGTGACGCGGGTATTGTCGGCGCGCCGGAACCAGACCATGCCGCCCGATCCGCTGGCGAGCCGCTCGGCGATCGAGGGTCCGCCGTCTTGCGCGAAAGCAGATGGATCGAGCACGCCATAGCTAAGTGCGGGTTCATTTTTTTCCTTGTCGTGAATGCTGGCACCGACGAGGTTGGCGGTGAGCTTGATGCCGACGTTGGGCTGGCCTTTCTTCATGCCGTACCATTCGCGATAACGGACGAGACAGCCGCGCGGAAGAATACGTCCGTCAGCGATCAGCGGGTAGTCGTCCTGCACCACCGCCCACCAGCCGACGCTGAAGGGTGAAGCGCTGCCCCAGTCCATCGAACGGAAGCGCATCCACTGGCCTGGGATGGGGAACGGATCGATGACGTGTCGCTTGTCCTCCCAGCAGTCGAAGAACGCGCCGAGCGTGACCGACCAGTCGCCGTCGAGCCAGGCGCGCACGAGCTCCGAGCTCCCCGAGCCGCGCAGGCGTTGCTTGTAGGCCTCGATGTCGATGTGCTGGTTGTTGTCGACCCGCGACGGGATGAAGATGCGTTCCAGATGCGTCAGTGGGTCGATGATGATCTGGTTCCCACGGGGAGCAGGATCGATATAGCGCGCCTTGACCCAGTGATGACCGCAGCCACCCGGATTGCCGGTTGCTCGCATCCCAGGAGGAACGCCAGCGCCTGATCGGAGGGTGGCCATGAGCTTGAGTATAGGGGCAGGGCTTGGAAAGTTTCCGATCTCCTCCACATATAGCCGGGTGTAGCTGTGTCCTTGGTACATGTCGGCATCGGCGTCACGCTCCAGATAGGCGAAGCGCAGGCGCGCGCCTTCAGGGCCGCGCCACATGTGCTCGACCTCGTTATATTTCCAGCCGATCGGCGCATAGATTTGCTTTGAGCGCTCGATCGTTTCCACCAATTCAGTGCGACTACGCCGCACCATCAAGCCGATCGCGTTCTCGCCGTAGCGGTTGGCGTGCGACAGCCACTCACCCAGCACGCCATCGGTCTTGCCGCCGCCTCTAGCGCCGCCGAAGAAGATTTCGAACACGGGACATTCCAGCAGCGCCCACTGCGCGCGGTTGAGGCCGGGCGACCAGACTATTGAGGTTTGGTCGGAGGCAGCAGCGGTAGCATCGGCACGTCGACGTTGGGCTGCTGCAGTGGCTGCTGCGGCAGTTGCTGCGGCTTGCGCGGCGCGTGTTCGATCGTTTTGTACTTTTCGAGCCATTCGTTTTTCGTCAGTAGTGGCGGCACCTCGACCACGTAGTTGTGGGTGAGCTCGCCGGTGACGTTGGTCTGCGACAGGTCGGGAATGATCTTGCGCAGCAGGATGTCGATGGCGCGCACCTGCGCCATGGTGAGCACGCGCTTGCCGTCGACGTGCTGCTGTAGTTGGCGCACGAGACGCTTGGCCTTGATGGTATCGCGCACTGCTTGGGGATTGACGCGGGCCTTGCCGTTGGGTCGGCCCTGCGACGCTCTTGGCATTGTTACGCTCCGTTACAAAGCCGTGATCTACCCGCCGAGGCCGGCGTCGGGCGTCGCGCCGGGGTCGTGCCACCACTGCGCTGCGCCTGGCCAGCCATACGTGACAGGCTGTCCGAGGCCCGCCTGCAATTTGTTGGGCACGCCATATCCCACGCCGGTGCCGAGGCCGGTGCCGATCGCCGGCATGGACTGCTCGCCGCTATTGCCGCCGCTAGGCGTGTATCCGGCAGGACCGCCCCAGCGCACGCCGCTCGATCGCGTGTCGATCAGTTGCCCGTTGCGCATGATCCAGCCTGGCCCCATGCCGAGCAGCCGCCAGTTGTTGGTCGAGGGCATTTGCGCATTGAAGGTGGCGATCGACGGCAGGGCCACGCCGCCCAGGCGCTGCGTCACCGTGTTGGCAGATGGCCCGCCTGGTCGCTGTGGTCCCATGCCCGGCACCTGCGTCGGCGTGCCGCTCTGGTTGAACACGTCTTGAATGGTGAAGAAGCCACCCTTGTCGCTCGGGTAGCTGTAGCCCTGACCGGCGTACTCTCCCGCCTCCCTGCCGTAGCGTGGTAGCAGGCTGCTGGCCAATTGCGACATGCTGATGCCGGCGTCGGCCGCGACCGTGCGCGGGTCGTCAATCTTGTAGCCGCCGTACTGGTCAAAATACCTTGCCATATCCGCTGGCGGGCTGAACACGCCGCCTTGTCCGCCACCACCGCCGCCGGGCGTGGCCATGCCGACGCCGCCGCCGGAATAGAGCGGCACTTGCGGCTGCATGTAGTAGGCGAGGTCTTGATCGAATGAGCCGTACTGACGCGGCTGCTGGGGCGGCGCCGCCGCCGCCGGCTGCATCATGTCCATCAGGCTGTTGATCTGAGCGCCGGGGCCGGGCATGCGCGCCTCCTCAGTATGGCCAGGAGCCTGGCGGTTGCATCGTCGGATCGTAGAGCCGCCGATCCTCGACGTGGGTGTAGGGTGGTTGGTTGGCGATGAAGTAATCCCATGCCTCGGGGTTGATGCGCAGAACCGGAGGGGCTCCCAAGCGCTTCCCGGCCGCCCTTGATTGCATCAGATCGAGCAGGCCGCCGGGGCCGTACATGGCATCCTGCCCGACCTCGGTTTGCACTCGCATCCTGCGACCCACTCCCTCGTAGCGGCCGGGATAATCCTGTGATGGCAGTTGCGGAAAATTGTTCTTGCCGCGCTGCGGCAGATAGAACTGTGCGTTGGGCACGACGGTGCCGCTCTCGTCGGGCACAAACAATTCCGGCCCTGCCTCGCCGACGATGTACGGCTTGCCCCTCTTGGCCTTGCCGCCCTCCGCTAGACCGG